AATTTGTAGGAAGCAGGTATAGCCATCGAGTTTAGCTTGATCGAATGCCAGGGTATTGTCGTCTTTAGGGGAGAGTGGGTCTAGCATATTGTCTGTAGTAATAGCGCCAAGTGTGACTGTTAAGTCTTTGAATATATATTATATATTTGGCGCTTGTTTTAGGAATCTATATTTTAAATATAGTCTGGCTTGCCAGACAAGCAGTGAGCGCAGCGAACTGCCTATGCTTGTATGAGCGAAGCGAATGCCTTTCTCTTTTGGCTTTAACTTTTTTTATTGGCGATCTTTTTGATAAAAAGACACACTGCTCCGCAAAAAATTGTTTTAAGGGCAAAAGAACAAGCTTGTTGGGGTGAAGCCTTATAGTCTTTATTTTTTTTAATGTTAAGACTTTTGCTTCTTAGCCTTTGCTTTTGTCCTTATATAATAGATTATAGCATTTCGTACACGATTTGTCAATCTAAAAATGAGCGCTTATTGGCATTGTTCTTATAAGCATATGTACCTAAAGGTTAAAAAAGTTTCATTTGCACGAGCTTTGGAATAACTTTTAAGCCCAATATGTCATTATTTTAAAACAAGCAACAAATAGCATGGCAATTTCCTTTTAGAATTGTATGGTTAAGGAAGTCCTCCTATTTGCTTATTTCTCCCTTGTTTTCATAGCGCCTGACATACCATGCCTCGCCGCACTCCTGGCACTCGTATCTGAGGTATTTTACCTCATAGGCGTAGTCTGTTTCAACCTTCTTCCCGGTCTTTGCCCGGCACTCTATGCAAATCTTCTCTCTTTCCACAATTCACCTTGGTTAGATATAATTACATCAGAAGTGTGTATTTTACTTGACTACATGGTAAGTTAATGTGTATAATAGTTATAAAAGGGTGAAAAGTCAACATTTTTATTCAATGTGTCCAAAAACAAACGAAGGGTGGCCTCGCCACGCCGAAGGTTGGTGTTTACCAGGAGCCAGCCAAATCTTACTAAAGAGGTTGTTCACAGCGCCAATGATCTACTGAAGACGAGCATTGATGATACTGTGTCAATCCCCTCGTCATTCCCGGAACCCTGGGAGTTGCAGCAGGGTCAGAAGAGAGTTATGACCCGGCATCTCAAGAAGATGTTTCAGCACTCAGGGCTTATGAATGTCGATCCAAGTCCTGCTGATGAAGAACATTACGAGTTGCCCCACATGCCGCCACCCAAACCAAAGGGATGATGTCGATTTATTTGGCAATGCCTTTCACTGGTTTATCTGCGCGAACTGCGACGACGTTTGGGTTGAATCGCAGTATGGAGAACTAATTGAGTCAAACCCCTATCTTGAGTATATAAGCGAACTAATCCCACATTAAATTATGACAGTTAAACACAATCCAAATCTAAGCAAAACTGGAGACATCGTTGGTGGCGGAGGTTTCCGCTCCGTAGGTGGCGGTGGTGCCAAGGGCAGCATTATTACTGGTCGCAAAAGCACAATTTCAAAGCACCCGCGTAGTGGTAAGGGTAAACGCAGTAGGGATGTCCCTATAGGTTCTAGTGGCAAGTCTTTTGGGGAGCAATCCTATGGCACTACTATCAAGGTGCGCGTTAAATTTAAGGATGGCACCACTCATACAGATGAGGTGAAGGGGTTAAACGCTGGTCACGCACTTGCTCGCGCAAGAAGTAACTGGCCTGGAGCCGCTGTTATCAGGGTTAAGTAAATGCCCCGCATTGACCAAATTACAGAACATTTCTCCCGCGAAGAATTCTTATGTAAATGCGGCTGCGGAGCGAATCACATTACCAAAGAGTTGGTGGACAGGCTTGAAGTGGTACGCATGATGTACGGGAAGCCCATGAAGGTGACCTCTGGTGTGCGCTGCGAATACCACAATAAAGGAGTTGGCGGAAGCGACGCAAGCGAGCATTTAAATGGCAACGCCGCCGACATCGCAGTGAAAGGTTGTTTTAACCGCGATGCACTTATGGGATTCATGCGCACTCAATTCAAGCGCATAGGCATCGCCAAAGATTTTATTCATGCAGACATTGGCGATCAGTATGGAAAACCTTCGCCGTGTTTGTGGACTTACTAAGTGACGCTGAAGCAGCAGATCAAGGCACTCCAGTTTGAAGATTTGATCTTAATAGACTGGGACGACGCTGGCGACATTGAAGGCGAAAACGCCTGGGCCGACTTGAGCGACAAGGATAATTACAAAGAGATTCCAGTGAAGACCGTAGGGTTTTTCCTGAAGGCTACGAAGAAGACCATATATTTTTGCAACAACATTGAGTATTCCGATAAACAAAATAGGCAGACGGCTGTACGGGGCCAGGTGCCAATCGGCTGTATAAACAGGATTTCAAAACTAGAGGTGAATAATGGTTAAGGTACTGATTGATCTGATTGACAACTACGCCAAAGGCTACAAGACATACGCCATACTCGTGGTGGGTTTTGCGATGATGACTTGCCAAATGATGGGCTACCACCAGTTTCCGCAGGAAGCCTGGGGCATGCTCGGCATAGGCGGGGCCGCTACCTGGAAGATGGGGCAGGATCGCAAGAGGAAATGATAACCTCATTAGTTATATTTATTGTATTCCTGGCACTTTATTATGCACTGGAACTCGGAAAAAAAGTCGCACGCGGAACGGTTCACAAGGCGGGGCTGGGGATTCATGGAAAAATTAACAAGTCACGCACTGAAGCTCGCGAGAAGATGGACGCAGATATGCGCCGCTTACACGATAACCCTCGCGATATTTTTACTTCTGATAAGTAGCGGCTGTTCAACGGTCACTGGCGGCAGCTTGAATATAGCGTATCCAGACAGACCTCCAACACCCACGGCTATCTTTAAAGATGAGGGGCAACACTGCATCTCTGATGAAGAGTTGAACTCAATCGGAGAGGCATTTATTGAAACCCAGAGATACATCGCTGAAACTGAAGGCATTATTGACGCTGTTAACGGCAGGTAAGATTGCTGTATTAATCTTGCTGGCAACTTTCACATTGCCTCATGCCGTGTCAGCCGAGTCTGGTTTTTACGACTGGACTAACGAAGATGAGGGGGTGATCGAGCCACCGAGGACAATGATGCTGGGGTGGAATGCCAACGAAGTTCCTCATAACATTTCAGTTTATTATGATGTGGATGGCGATGGCAACGCTGATATAGCGTTTGCTCATACCATTATCAAGATGAACACGGGTGTTTATTGTGATGCGGATAGGTTCACAAGTGATTTTTATTTAGTATTTTCAACATGCCCAAACCCGCACGCTGCTGATTACTATGTTACGAGGCAGTGGATTTTATATCGAATTTTAAAGAATGGAAACGGGTGGAAGCGCCTGTTTATGCTGATAGATGAACTTGACACCAGAAGAAAGACAATCATTTCGCAATGTGGACAAACAGCTCGGCATCAAGACGCGGGAGGAGAAGGAAGCCGCGGTTGCAGAAATTGAAGATTTAGGTGTTGCAGGAACTATTAAGAAGGCAGTCGCTAACATTGGGGGAGTGGAAGAGCTTACTGCGTGGGCGCGGTCATCTGATCGCAATAGACGAGAACTTTTTGGTTGGTATGCCAAGCTCGCACAAAAGGAAGAGAACGACCAGGGCGTAAAAGTCCAGGTGAACATCGTTAACTATAATGGCGACCCTGACACTACCACACAAGTTTACACCGAGGCAATACCAGCTACCCCTGTTTAGGGCGTTTGACGATGGATGCAAACGAGCGGTATTGGTCTGGCACAGGCGTGCCGGGAAAGATAAAACAGCTTTAAACCTCTGCGTAAAAGAGATGTTCCAGCGTGTTGGGCAGTACTATCATCTATTCCCAACCGCCAGGCAGGCCAGGAAGGCTATATGGGATGGAATAGATAAGGCCGGGCTGAAAGTGTTGGATCACTTTCCGAAAGAGCTTATCAAGTCGAAGAACGAAACAGATATGAAAATTACTCTCAGTAATGGGAGTATCTATCAACTGGTAGGAACGGATATGGGCCTTGATTGGCTCGTTGGCACAAACCCAGTGGGGCTGATCTTTTCGGAGTATCCGATTATGACTCCGAAGGCATGGGATTTGATGAGGCCAATTATAAGAGAAAATGGCGGATGGGCGTTGTTCATATATACGCCGCGCGGTCAGAATCACGGTCATAAAATGTACGAGATGGCTGACAAGAACGACCAGTGGTTTTGTTCACGCCTAACTGTCAAAGACACAGCAAGAGATGCAGGGGGCGAAGACGGGTCGCCTGTTGTAAGCGACGAAGATTTAGTTGAAGAAGAAAATGAAGGGATGTCTCCTGAGATGATTCAACAGGAGTATTTTTGTTCCTTCCACGCGGCAATCCCTGGAGCGTACTTTGCCAGGGAAATGACGAAGGCAGAGGATGACGGAAGGTTTTTGAGCCTGCCCTGGGAGCCGAAGGTTGATGTTTGTACAGCGTGGGATTTAGGCGTTGATGACGCCACCTCGGTTATCTTCTACCAAACTGTTGGCAACGAAGTTCGATTAATCGACTACTACGAGGCTACGGGTGAAGGTCTTCCACACTATATCAACGTGCTTAAATCGAAGCCTTATGTGTATGGCAAACATCATGCACCGTGGGACATTGAAGTGCGAGAGCTTACTACAGGAAAGAGCCGCCGTGATACGGCACGCAGTCTGGGAATCAACTTTACGGTCGGTAAGAAAGTCCGACTCAAAGAGGAAGCAATCGAGCAGGCTCGCCAGATTATAGCCAAGTGCTGGTTTGATAAGAAGAAGTGCGAAAAGCTTATCTCTGCTCTAAGGAATTATCACAAAGAGTTTGACGATAAATTAGGAACATATAAGAAGACACCAGTTCACAACTGGGCTTCACACGCCGCCGATGCGTTTATGCAATTGGCGATGGATTATAGGGAGCCAAGGAGTGAGCCATTGCAAACACAAGCAGTACAGGAATTCGAAATCTTTTAGATTGAGAAACCTGAAGCAAAGCGAAAGGCTTGAAATCTTTTGATGAATATCTTCGACACTTATTTCGTAATTATGGGCGGCGCACCCCCGCCACCCCCTCCACCACCACCTCCTCCGCCACCTCCACCACCACCGGAGCCTGAAGTTGCGGCAACGGCTAGTAGGGAGAGGAATGCGTCACAGAGGAAGCGCGGCAGAAGTTCGCTGATTGCCAACACAGGCGGTGCATCTGGTTTGGGCGGCGACGATGACAGCAGCGTTAAAAAGACACTTGGAGGTTGATGATGCAAATACTTGATTTAATCAGTTTAGTTTGTTTTGGCGGGTCACCTTCATTACCTCCCCCGCCAGCTCCTCCTCCGCCTTTGCCTGACATAAGCGAAGAAGAGGAAAGGAGAGCTGTGGCAGAACGGGCAAAGCAGGCTAACAGGAAACGAGGCAGAAACTCTTTGATAACAAATCAAGGGGGCGCAACAGGTTTGCTCGATGACGATTCAGACGTTAAACAAACATTAGGCGGCAGTTGATGGCAAATGCTAAAGCATTAATACGGCGCAATGATTCCCTTAAGGATGATCGCAACCTTTGGGACGGGTTTTACCAGGATGTTGTTGACTACATAAGGCCGAGGAAGCAGACCACAGAAGAGAATCGGGTTGCTGGCACTATTCGCCATAAACATTATGACTCGACTGCTCCTCACGCGGCTAACACCCTGGCTTTAATTATGGCGGACACACTTACGCCTAAAGCAATACAGTGGTTTGGTTTCAAAATTCCAGAGTCATCAGGGCTGAGTCAGTTCAATACAAATCAAAATGTATTAAATTGGTTTAAAACTGTTGAAGACGCTGTGCGTTTTGCGCTTGACCAGAGTAATTTTTATCCTGTTATCAACGAGGTGTACCTCGACTTTGACAGCTTCGCTACGATTTGCCTGTATGTCGAAGAGGCTCGCGTCAAGCAGAAGGGGTTCAACGGCCTGACATTCAGGGCGCTCCCTATTTCATCTTATGTTTTTGCAGAAGATGATGGCGGAGTGGTTGACACGGTGATGAGGGAATATGAGTTGACTGCCAGGCAGTTTGCGCAGCGCTTCCCAGATGTGTCTCCACCAAACGAGATTAAGAAAGCTTTAGATAAGTCGCCAGACGACAAGTTTGAGCTGCTTCGCGTGGTAGCACCCGCTGAAGACATCGGCTCAAAAGTGAAGTTCAAGTATGCTTCAGTGGATATTTATAAGGATAAGGCGCTGGTTGTTGATGAGCGTGGCTACCATGAGTTCCCTTACATGGTTGGCAGATGGGATAAAGCAACTGGCGAGATCAGGGGGCGAGGCCCGGCAGCCATTGCGCTGGATGACATCAAGTCGCTCAACCAATTAAGAAAACTGGAATTAATCGGGTTGGAAAAGGCAGTCAATCCCCCGATACTTGCCCCTGAAGAAGGGTTTGTCGGCACAGTCAAGCTGGGCAGCAACTCGATTGTCTATAGCCGTGACCCTGCGAATGTAAGAACAATGCCCACAGAACTTCGGCTTGATTTGTCGAGTTTGAAGGCGGCTGACCTCAAGCAGGGTATAAGGGACATTTATTTAACAGACCAGCTAAACCTTCCGCGCACCAAGCAGATGACCGCAACTGAGGTTGCCCAACTGCGTGGCGAGATGGAGCGATTGCTCGGCCCGACTATTTCAAGGTTTGAATCTGAAGTGTTGGGGCCGATGCTTGAGCGTGTCGTTGGCATCATGTTTAGAACAGGAGCGTTGCCAGCACCTCCGCCAGAGCTTGAGGAATTAAAGACAATTGACATCGAGTATGTAGGCCAATTGGCAAGGGCGCAGAAACTCGTTGAGATTGAATCTATAAACAACTGGGTAAACATGGTTGCTCAATGGGGGCAGATTGACCCCAATGTGCTGCAGGCTCCAGACTTGATGGCGGCAGCAAAGATTGCAGCTCCCATCCTTGGTGTTCCCAAGAGTGTGGTCAAAGGCCAGGAGAGGCTAGAGGAGGATATCGGGGCGCAGCAGCAGAAAATGGCACAGCAGGAACAAATGGCACAAGTAGGGGCAACCGCTGAAGCCGCGGGCAAGGCAGCTCCTATGGCCCAGGTAATGCAGAATGGAGCAGAAAATTTAAGTGAAGAAGATAAGCAAGCGCTCGTCGGGCAGCTCGTCGGAGCCGCCGCTCAGTGAGCGGCAAATAGCACAAGCGTTTCACAATACATTTACGAGTCCAAACGGGAGGTTGGTCTATAACTGGCTGGAAAGCCAATACAACAACTCCTCCAGTTTTGTTTCAGGCGCCCCGGAGACAACGGCATACAACGAAGGTTGCAGGGCAGTTTTTCTCCAGATCAAACACAACCTGGAATACTGGAAAGAAAAAGGGAAAGACTTATGAGCGAAGCTATAACCTCGGAAGAGGCAGCTACTGAGCATGACGAGGCAGAGAGAGCAGTAAACATCGAGCCTGATTCACAGGGTGAGGTGGAACAGGCGGAAGCATCTTGGCGAGATTCATTACCCGATGAACTGAAAGGAGTCAAAACGCTTGAAAAGTTCAAAGATACTGACGCCCTCGCAAAAGGGTATGTGCATCTGGAAAAGTATTTTGATGGAACGATTAAAGTTCCTGGCGAGAACGCCACCCAGGAAGAGGTTGACAAGTATTACAGCAAGCTGGGTAGACCTGACACGATAGAAGGCTATGAGTATGAGAAAGCCGAAATGCCAGAAGGTCAAGCCTACGATGAAACTTTTGAGAAGGCGTTTCTGACTAAGGCTCACGCAGAAGGGCTGAACAACAAACAGGTTTCATCTTTGTACGAATGGTGGAACGGGCAGTCGAAAGATATACATGTCCAAAACACGGTAGCCAAGGAAAACAGTATTCAGAAGGCCGAGATTGAATTAAGGGCTGACTGGGGCAGGCAGTACGATGAAAAGATTTCAGGTGTTGGTCGATTGGTCGATCAGTATGCCAGTGGCGAGGACAGGCAATACCTCATAGACAGCGGCATCGGCAATGACCCACACTTGGCAAGGATGCTGGATCGCATTGCCAAAGATCATGGAGAGGCTAAACATTTAGGTGATCCTAAGATCAATGCGTTTACTGACCCGGCTTCTGCACAGCAAGCTAAAGACGCTTTCTACAAAGATACTGAAAGCGACGATTACAAAGCATATTTCAACGAGAACCATCCTCGACACAAAGAGGTAGGGCAAATGTTGGAGCGTTGGAATAAAACAATTTATGGAGATGAATAATGGGCCTTCACACCTCGATCAAGTGTGTGGACTGCGTTCATCTCGTTCCGCGCACGCAAGTTTGCATGGAATATAAAGCATCGGTGGATGGTGACTCCGAGCGTAATTGCTACTTTTATAAAGTCGGCGCTTACGCAGAAGCCCAACCTGCAAAGGTTAAGGGCAAGCCAAAAAAGAAGGTGCGTAAAAAAGCACTTTCATCGGCTGCTTAACCCTCTGGGTAATTAAGCGCCACTTATTTGATTTCCTGACAACCCTTCGGGGCCAGGCAACACTGTCAGGAGAGTCCATAGTTTGGGCAACTCTCCGAAAAAACGATTCACAAAACTGTTTTTAGGAGAGTTTTAAATGTCTACACAAATTAACAAGGCATTTGAGCAGCAGTTCTCGGATAACTTCATTCATCTGGCAAGCCAGAAAGAGTCGAAGTTGGGAAGTGCGGTTCGCGTTGAGAATGTCAACGATGCCAAGTCATTTCATTTTGACAGAATGGACACTGTAAATATGGTTCAATCTGTCAGTCGTCACGAAGATACTCCGCTTACGGAAGTACCTTTTTCGCGCAGACGAGTTACCTTCAATACCTATCGAGCCGTTGATTTAATTGACAGTCCTGATCGCGTCAAGATGGCTAAAGACCCGACTTCCCCATCAATGAAACAATTGGTGTGGGCGCTTAATCGTCAAAAAGATGATTTAATTATAAGCGCTGCTTCGGGGAACGCCTTTAGTATTGATTCGGCTGATTCATCTACAAATGTCGTCCTTCCCGCAGCTCAGAAAATTGCTCATGGCAGCGCTGACATGACATTGGCAAAAATTATTGAGTGTCGAAAGATACTACTCGATAACGATGTTGATACGGATGAAGAGTTGTATTGGGCGATTGGGCCTGCACAGTTGGAAGCGATGTTGAATATTTCTACTATTACGTCGAGCGATTATAATTCCATCAAAGCTTTAATGAGCGGTGAAATTAACACGTTTATGGGCTTTACCTGGATTGTATCTACTCGCTTGTCGGTTGCTTCCAGCATCCGCAAAACTCTTGCCTGGGCTAAATCCGGCATGGGTCTTGCCATGAACGGTACTCCAAACATTCGCATTAGTGAGCGTGCAGACAAGAACTACTCTACCCAGATTTTCGTGGAAGCCAACATGGGCGCAACGCGAATTGAGGATGAAAAGGTTGTTGAAGTTTCTTGTGATGAATCTGCGTAATAACGCATAACTGAATGTTTAATTTAATTTTTAAGGAGTATTAACAATGACAACTGCATATTCAACGGAGATCACTAACTTTCGGGCGAACCCGCAAGTTAAGTCAACTCCTGGCAGCGCACATGGGAAGGTTCGTGTATGGTCTGATACCATCGCTGTCGCAACTACGGACATTGATGATGATGACATCATCCACATGGCTTTGATTCCCGGCAATGCCAAAATCAAATCCATCAAGCTGTATAACGATGACCTGGATTCGGGTGGATCACCCGCTCTGGTAACAGACGTTGGTGTATACAACGGCCCTTCAGGCTTCAATGACACCGATGCTTCAGCCACTCGCTATGACGCTGGTGCTGTGATTGATCGCGATTGTTACGGAACGGTTTCTACCGTTCTCCAAGCTGCGGTTACTGCTGGCACTGAGTTTCGTTATGAAACGCTGGGCATTGAAACCATTGGCAACTACATGTGGGAAGACGCTGGATTGAGTTCTGATCCTCGCGCTGACCTCTACATCTCTCTCACGATTGAAACAGTTGCGGCTACTGCTGCTGCTGGCGACATCTCAATTGTTGTTGAGTACGTTGTAGACTAACTGATCGGGGGCAGTCCAAAAGGCTGCTCCCTTTCTTTATCAAATGAGAAAGTAAAAAAAGTTTTTAAAAAAGTGTCACAAACTAGGTGTCTCAAGTGACTTATATGTAATAGCAACAAAACATATAAGGATCTTAAAAAATGCAAAAGAGATATAGAAAATTTAGGAGTACTTTAAAAACAAGAGAAAAGGTTAAATATCCACTAAGAAAAATTATAGAAAAGACCAAACTTGCTGATGGTTTTTTTGATAAACAGCACGTTATTTTAGAATGTGGGCATGAGATAAGATGTTCAAGTGGATCAATTTACAAGGCAAGGTGCTATAGGTGTCCAAAAAAAAATATGGATTCAGAAGAGGCTTAGCACAGTTTAGTAAAATTGTGAATTATACAAGGAATTCAAATGGCAAGTTTTGTAGAGATTGCATCAAACGCACTTCGTTTACTTGGCGACGATCCGATTACATCATTCAGTGATGATACGGAGCGCGCCAGGCTAGTAAACGCCGTTTATGAGGAGTTGCGCAATGAAGTTGCTCGCGCCGCTATTTGGAATTGTTGTAAGGCCAGACAGGTATTAGCTTCACTCACTGAAACACCTGCCTTTGGTTGGGCCTATTATCACCAACTGCCTGCCGATTGTTTGCGTGTGGTGAATGTCCTTTCTGGCAGTTCTGTCATAGACCACGAGGTTGAAGGCCGTAAATTGATGACCGATGTGTCATCAGTCAATCTAATCTACATAAAACGAATTACAGACCCTAACGAATTTGATGCTCTGTTTATATCAGCGTACACCGCGCGAATTGCTGCGGAGTTGGCGCTCCCCATTACTGGAAGTAATACCGCGTCGAACGCCATGTGGCAATTGTATGAAAGAAAAGTTCGCGAAGCTCGCACAGTCGATTCCCAGGAAGGGACTCCAACAGGGTTTGACGCACAATCAATCGTAGACGCGCGCTCAGGGACGGTAGTATAGATGGCAAAAGCCCATGCAATGTATTCCAGTTTTACGACTGGAGAAATTACTCCCAGGTTGGAAGGGCGGGTTGACCTCGCCAAGTATAAGGACTCCTGCCGCACGCTGGAGAATACTTTTGTCATGCCGCATGGAGGGGCGAAAAGAAGAGGCGGCCTGAATTATGTTGCCGATGTCAAGGCCGTTCAGACTGGCTCTACGCTGGTAAGCAATGGCACATTTGCCTCAGACATATCTGGATGGACTGACAAATCAGTCGGCACAGGCTCAATAGCTCATAGTACCAACCTGATGAATATTGTTTCAACGAACGCCTCAAATTACGGGTGGGCGGAGGACAGTATCACCACGGTGTCAGGGCGTAGATACATACTGGGCTTTACGATTGGCACTGGAGCGATCAGCGTTCAGATAGGAACGGCTACAGGTGGCGAGCAGATATATGCGTCCACCAGTTTTGCAGTCGGCGCGCACACGGTGGCGTTTACAGCAACATCGACATCGACGTTCATAGGGTTTAAGCATACAGCAAGTGCGACACATACCCTGGATGATGTCACGATGTTTCTGGCAACGGAAGACGCAAAGGTAAGACTTGTGCCATTTGAGTTTTCGGTGACGCAGCCATATATCCTTGAATTTGGCAATACCTACATAAGGGTCTATCGAAACAATGGTCAGATACAAAGTGGTGGCGTTCCTGTTGAGATTACTACGACTTACGCCACAGCAGATTTGTTCGATCTACAGTTTGCACAGTCGGCTGACACGCTTTACATCGCACACAAGGATTATGCTCCAAGAAAGCTTACGAGAACTTCTCATACTTCTTGGACTCTTACCGCTATTAGTTTCACTGGAGCCACGTTTCCGAGTACCTTTTGCGCTGGCGCTGCTGGCACTGGGAGTGACGCTGGCAATACAAATCCAGGCGCGGTAACATTTTTTAATCAGCGTCTGTACTGGGGCGGAAGCAACAATGACCCTCAAAAAATCTGGGGGAGTGAAGTAGCAGATTTTGAAGCGATGAACCAAGGGACGGCTGCTGATGATGAAAGCGTTGAGTTCACACTCGTGGCAAACGAAGTTAATGCCATACAGTGGTTATCCGAATCCACCGATATGCTCTGCGGTACTCTCGGCGGTGAGTTCACGATCACTGGAGGGCAGGACGACAATATCAGCCCAACAAATATTAAAGCAGTCCGCCAGGCGAGCTTTGGCAGTAACAAGGTCATGCCGCTCAATGTAGGCAATCTGCTTCTGTTTAATCAGCGCGCTGGCAGGAAGGTGCGTGAGCTTGTATTTAACTTTGATGTAGACGGCTACCTGGCCCCTGACATCACGCTGTTAGCGGAGCATGTTACAGAGTCTGGTATCACCGACATGGCGTACCAGCAGGAAAACGATACGCTGATCTGGGCAGTCACCGCTGACGGCACTCTTATTGCGTGTACTTACCTCCGAGATCAAAATGTAGTGGGGTGGCATCGCCATCCCGTGGGCGGAGAATTAGCGGAGGTTGAAACGGTTGCCGTTATCCCATCCGCTGATGGTTTGCGGGATGAGCTATGGTGCGTGGTAAAGCGAAGAATAAATTCAACACACACGCGAAGATACATTGAATACATCAACCCAGATATATTTGTAGACTCTGGCTTAGTTTTAGATACGCCGATTACCATTACCGGGGCAACCCAGGCTAACCCTGTTGTGGTTACAACATCAGGCTCTCATGGTTTAAGCGATGGTGATTTGGTAGACATTAAGGCCATCAAGGGTATGACCGAACTGAATGGCAACCGCTATAAAGTTGCCAACAAAACATCAACCACGTTTGAGCTAACCCTTCAGTCAGACGACAGCAACGTGGATGGCAGCAGCTATACCGCATATGATACGGGCGGTGAGGTAAGACTCGGCATTACCACAGTTACGGGATTAGAACACCTGGAGGGGGAGACAGTCCAAATTGTAGGCAATGGCGCAGTGTTCCCTGACAAGACAGTATCTGCTGGCTCGGTCACAGTGTCGGAAGCAGTATCGGAAGCGTATGTGGGGCTGGCATATACCTCCACGGTAAAACCATCGAGGCCTGAGTTTGGGATGCCAATGGGCATTACCCAGGGTAAGTCGAAAAGATGGAATAACGTGTTTGTGAGATTGCTCAATACAACTGGAATTGCAATCAACGGAGATCAGATGCCATTTAGAAAGTCATCTGACCCAATGAATGAGAAGGTTGCCGCATTTACTGGCGATAAAAAAGTGTCAAACATGGGGTGGGACAAGGACGGCTTCGTGGAAGTCAAACAGGAGCAGCCTCTTGATATGCACGTTGTTGCCATTGGCGGAGATTTAAATACTGGTGAAGTCTTCACCTAAAAGATGGATACAGCAGTATGAGCCGTGGCACATGGATGCGCTATCCATGCGATGGCGCGAGGAAGACACTTTCAAGTTAGTTGATAAGGATTTAGATAAGATTCTTAAAAAAACTAACAAAGGATGTTCTTTCACAGGGTTTGCTGAAGATAAGATTATCGGGTGCGCGGGAATACTGCCACTCTGGGATGGAGTAGGCCACGCCTGGGTAGTCATGGGCAAGGACTACAAGAAGCACCGCATCTGGATACACAAGCAGGTTAAAAGCATGTTTTTCAAGATTGCGGTAGGAATGGGATTTCAACGAGTCCAGGCAAACGTACAGGCTGACTTTTATGACGCTCTTCGATGGATTGAGGCATTAGGCTTCACATGCGAGTCAACCTTAAAGAGATACGGGCCTGATGGCAAAGATCACTATATGTATGTAAGGTTTTTTGAATGATAGATCATCATACTGAAGACATTCAACGAAGCATGATGGAAAAATGCTTTAAGTTTGAGCCAACGACGATTGCTTTAGCTAGTTTGGCAGTCACAGTTGTAGGCACGGGTGTCACTGCGTATGGGCAAGCCCAACAGGGCAAGGCTGCCAACAAGATTGCCCAGCGCAATGCTCAGATACAGCAAAACAACGCTTTAATTGCCGAACAAAACGCTGAGTTTAATGCACAGCTAAAAGAACGTGAAGACAAGAGGCGGAGAGCCAGGCAGCGCACCAAGCTGTCTGCTTCAGGCGTTGAAGTATTTGATGGCACTAATTTGATTGCATTGGCAGAGCAGGAGTTTACAGACGATTTGAACGCTCAGTTGATACGGCGTGGCGGAACAATAGATGCGGCAAACCTTCGCCAGCAAGCTGGTATTACTTCAGCGCAGGGCGAGGCGGCACAAACGGCAGGCTTCACCTCCGCTGGGGCTTCACTGCTAACTGGCGTGGGCAGCGCTGGGATGGATTACGCAACCTTTAAACGAGCGAGTTAATGGCAATTAATTTGGATACCCGCGTGAGCGGAGTTGCGAGAAATGAAGGGTTTGCACAGACGATAAACCCCGCTCCGTTTGTCAATGCGTTCAATAGCACCATACAGACAGGCCAGCAATTGCAGGCACTGGGTGGAAAAGGGAGTGCGTTTGCCTTGGCAGAACAAAAGCTATACAACACGACACAAACGGACATGCTGAACATTGAGCGCAAAACGACGATGAATGAGTTTGTCAATAATCAGCGTAAAATCGGCAAGCGTGAATTCTTAGAAGATGATTACAGGCGGGGTTTTGCCCAAATCAACAAGGAGATTGTTAAGAAGGCCCCCAATGATCTCATCAAGGCTTTGGTAGCGGCTGAAGGAAATAACTATTTTGCAACCAATTTCCCTTCCATTCAGAAAGAAGCCCGTGTCTATCGGCTGAATGCTCAGAAGACACAAGTGCTAGATCGTGTCCGTGCTTTGCGGACTGAGTTGACCCAGACGGACAACCTTCTTAGAAAGCAGGAAATTTATAAGGATATAAACAAACTGTTGATTGGAGGTCAGGATCAGGGTTCTCTCGACCCTGATGAGGTTTCCAAGGAACTGTTTGAGGTGGCACAGGTAGAAGAAAGCGCACGTTTGACTAGGCAGTTATTCCAGGCAGAAACTGAGACGGAAGTTGATACAATTTTAGCCAAAGCTAAATATATGGATGATCCCCAGACGAAAGCGTTGCTGGAGATAAGAGCCTATGGTTGGGTGGCGGCAAAACGCAGGGCTAATATCGCGGCTCAAGATAAGGCGACGAGATTAGCTAGAGAGTCACTGGAAAAGCGCCAGGATGCGTATGAACGGGACATCAGTGTGCGCCTGTACGCTTCTGACGAGGTGCGAATTAGAGACTTTGGTGAAGACTCCGAAGTAACGATGGAAGAATTGATTGACAAAGTACATGCGGGTGATATTTCACAGCCGTATTTTGGAAAGCGCAAGGAGGAAATCATCCAGGGGTTTGTCTTCAAAGACAGACAAACTGATCCGACAGAATTCCGTCGTGTATCAGAGTTAGTTGAAAAGCAATTAAAAGACCCATATGCGGAACACATTGGCATTGATGATATCGAACTCAATGAATTAATCTCTAACAAACATAGAACTTTGCTGCAAGAACGTTTGATGACCGGCAAGCGCACCGAAGCAGATAATGTTCAACAAACATTTCTCAGAAAACTAAAAGCTGGACTGCAAATTGAAACATTTATGGCATTAGGCAAGGATGGTGATGTAAAGGCTAAAAATGCAATTCTTTACCAGTACGATTTGCGGACAAATCCACTACTCGGCGGAAAAGAAAATCCTATAGACGTCTACAACGAACTGATGGGGGATGAACTTGGAATCAACACGCCATCACATAAACTGAATAAACTTAGATTGCAGGGTCTGAAAGATCGTATTTTACGCCAGTTTAGAGTATTTGTTAAAGGCATAGATAAGGACACGGGTGATGTCCTTGATGTCCCTGATGTTGCTGCGATGAAAGCCAAAATCAAAGCGGCGGTTGCTGATGGGTTTGATAAAAACGACGCATCAGATATGACTGATGTGTTGCGACAAATGGAGGACATCGGTTGGACAGCAGAGGTTAGTGAGAAATATGGTGGCATCAAATCAAAGAAGACGCTGAACGCAGAAAAAAAAGAGAGAGAACGGAAAGCGGCAGAAGCAGAACGGTTGGCAGAACAAAAACGTCGAGAGGAATTGAGGCGACAGGAAGAGGATCGCCTTAGAGAAGAAGCGCGGATAGCGAGAGAAAAGGCAGACGCAGAAGAAGCAGCCAGGCATCAAAAAGAGATGGAAGCCAGAAAGGTTGTAGAAGCACAGGAAAAGGAACAACTGGCGATGGAGGAAGCGCAGCGCGAAGCTGATAAACAAATGCGTAGTAGTCTGGATGAGGTCAGTCGCATTGCTAAATCTTTCAACATTGATCCTGACAGATTGGTTGAGTCTATTGAGCCTTTATTTCAGGAGATGGGTGGCTTAGAACAAATCAACCAGGCATTAAGGCAGGCGGCAGAGGAAAAAGAGGCAAAGGAAAGAGCGGCAAGGGAAAAAGCGGCAGAGGAAAAAGCCAGGCGAGAGGAAGGGGCTAGACGAAAGTCCGAAGCCAAGGTGATAGCTAACCGAGCAGCAGAGAAGCAAGCGGCGAAGGAAAGAGCAGCAGAGAAGCAAGCGGCAAGGAAAAAAGAAGTGGAGAAAGCACAGGAGGAAGAAGATAAAAGACTTGCGGCAGAATTGAAACAACGACAACAAGAAGAAGGGAAATTAAGCAAAGAGAGGGAGGCTCAACAAAAGTCCGAAGCCAAGGTGATGGCTAACCGAGCAGCAAGGCAAAAGGAAGCAGAAGCTAAAAAGGAGGCAGATAAAAACCGTGCGGCTAAATTAAGACGATTGCAACAAGAGGCCCAGGACAAAAAAGATTTTGCCAACCTCGCTGAAATTGAAAAGGCATTGGCAAAAAAAACCACAGGCCTGGGGAATAAGACGGAATACCCTGACGAGCGCCTTTTAAAACGACTACAGAATCTGGAAAATAGAAACATCGGTATTGGTGAAAAATTAAGTCCGATTGAAGCAAAAGAAATGGAAGTGATTAAAAAGGAAATCACAATTCGCAAATTAACTCCCTTACCATTAGGTTAATATGGCAGAGATTGAAGACAATGCAGTGTTGGGTGAGAAGGCGGTCAATGAACGCATTGACCAGGAGCGCTGGGAAAAAGCCCAAGAATACCTGAACTCCGATGATGACGATCTTAGTGAAGATGTAAATATTACTGATGATGAAGGTGAAGAGCAGTATTTCCATCTACCGACAACGGATGCCTCTGGGCTGAAGAACGAGGGTGGATTTGAAATGCGCAATGCCCCGATTCGCGGCAAGGAAGCGCCGGGGGAAGCGGATGGGCGCACTGTTTTACATTCCAAATTTATTCCGAAACTCCACAAGCTCCCTGGAATGCAAGTTGCTGGTGCTGGCTTAGATGGCATATCAAAGCTTCTTAATACTGTGCAGGATGTTGCTAATTTTGCCACTGGGCAGGCTGATCCAGAAACAGGAGAATCCCGATGGGGCGATGTAGTCCCAACCGTGCCGGAAGACGCAAGTATGAGCGGCGGCATGACGGACATTTCCCGCCCGATGATTACATATTTGGCGGATTTTTATCTCAGCAAAAAAATGACACAAACGCTGGGGATATTAAAAAATTCTAAAAAATCCAAGGCGGCGCTGGATGGGATTATTGCCAACTTTGTTGCCTTTGATAGAGATCACAGTGGATTGAGCGAATTGATTGAACACTATCCGCAATTATCAAATCCTGTTACCCGTTTTTTACAGACAAGAAAAGAAGACTCCAATGTTGTTGCCAAATTAAAAAAGGTAACAGACGGTATTTTAGGCGGATTAATCTCTGATAAATTGTTCAGTGGATTTCTTAATGTTTTGCGTGTGTATCGTGATCGCCGGTTTGTCAGCAATTTGCAAAAAGACAGGGCAAGGCGGAATGCCAAGGGTCAACCGCTGATTGGTAAACATGTTGAGGATTTCCCTGATGAGGGGGCGACTGGCAAGCGGCGCAGGCAATTGCGCAAACAAGATCAAAGCGAAACAGCTAAAGCCTTGCGGGATGAAGAGTCTGGTGTCGCTACCGGCAAAGTTAAAGATATACCACGCAGGAGTCCTCGATATAGCATTAATTACGACACGATTGATTCAATTCAGGATATAAAAAACATGATGGCGCAATTGCGCCGTATGACAGAAAATGAGTTGGTTGAAGATTTAAAGGATGCATCTATTCTTGAATTATTACCAGAAGTCAAAGAGGAGATTTTAGCAGACCCAACAACGGCTATTCAAGAAAGCTTTAAGGTTGACCCAAGACAAGCGACTCGTAAACAAAAAGTAGTAGCCAGAGTTTTGGATGTGACATCAGCGGCACACATGCTTGATGTTAGAAATAAAGTATTAGCTGGCGAATTGCCAGAAGATGAAATGTTGCGGTCAATTATTTTATGGAAGAAATTGCATAGCATTAAATCACAAATGCACGCAGATTGGGGGCGGACAGGTAAAGATATGCAAACCCCTGTCAGTCCGATGGAAGAAGCGTTGCCTGATTTTTCAGACGCCCTGGATGATTATGCAGCGGGTGAAGGGCTGGATATAGAAAACCTTAGTGGAATGCAGGCAGCAGAAATGCTTGGCCTTTTGGAAGATGCAAGCAAGCGTAAGCAATTTCTGGACAAGCTGGAAGGCCCAGACGGCCTGAGAATGTTTACGGAATTGTGGATGAGTGGTTTGCTCAGTGGTATCCCAACCCACGAGGTAAACTTTGCCATGACCAGTTTAAATATTCTTAATCATTTTTTACCTGAAACTTTGTGGACGGCTACTTTTGACGCCCTGGGCGGAGTCCCTAAAGAAGATCGCACTCATTTTAGACAAGTTGGCAAATCGTTATACAAGTTTAACGAAACCATGCGACATGCCTACAAACTGGCAAAAGCCGCATGGAAGGTAACTAAAACGGGTGGCGAATCTGAAGAACTAAAAGAAATAGGTGGCCCGAATGTTGTCAAGCTGGAGGGATTCGGAGAGCCACAGGCAACGGTTGCCAATTTAAATAAACTGATGAAGCGCCGTCAGGTGGCGGCAGGGAAAAAGGAAGAGTTCTTTCAATTTGATGAAACTGGCTGGATGGGGATGCTTTTTGACGGCATGTTTAATTTGTTCCGTACTGTGGGGGCGCGTCCCGTTATTACCTCGGATACCTATCTCAAGGCAGTCGCATTTCGCCTGGCACTTCTTGATAAGGCATGGGAAAGCGGATACGCGCAAGATTTAACAGGCAAGGCATTGATTGAACACGTTGATGAGTTTATGAAAAACCCGCCAGAGGATATGCAAATCCATGCACAAAGCCTGGCGAGGGAACTGACGTTCACCGCAGACCCTGGCCCGGCGGATGTTATCCCACTGGCTGAAGCAGCGGAAGATGCAGTCAATAAAATACCGTTACTGCGTTTGCCATTTCCGTTTATCAGAACGCCGATGCAAATCAACAAGGCAACATTTTCCAAATTGCCATTATTAAGCCTTTTTGTTAAAGAATCCAGGGACGACATTTTTGGCAACGGCCCAGAGAAAGGGCGTGGCGCAAGGCGCAGCCGAGCATTAGCAAAACTTGCAATGGGTGGGTCAATTGCTTACCTGGCATACCAGATGGCAGATGCTGGGACGGCAACGGGAAGCGGCCCTGTTGGCTCAAATGCCAAAGAGACACGGGCAACCTTAAAGGCTGCTGGCTGGCAGGAAGATTCCATTGTCTGGCAAGCGGATGACAAATCATTGCATTTTTATTCGTTTGACCGCGCTGACCCGTTTGGCATGATCTTCGGCTTGATGGTGGATTTTAAAAAGTTTAGAACACACGTTGACCCAGAGGTGGCGGACAATGCGGAACTTGCTTTGTTGTTGTCAATATCAAAACAATTGCTATCCAAGACATGGGCAACTAATGCGAGAAAGATTTTCGATGCCATTCTCTCCCCAGACAGAACGGATGCGCGTTCTTTAAAACAATTGGCGGGAACATTAGTGCCGAGGTTGGTTGCGCAAATGGGGAAAAATATTGACCCGCATGTCAAGGAAACCAGGACGCTGTTTGACAATATTATAGCGAACACCCCTGGGGCTTCCAAATTCCTCGAAAACAGACACGATTGGTTGGGAACGCCCATTGTCGATGAAGGACATTTGTGGAGTACGTTAACGCCAACTCGTCATTCGACCACCAGTGGCAGAAAAGATAGTGATCTGAGATTAGAAGCTGCGGCAGTAGGGGCTAGGTTTGCCGTGCCTGACGGTTATGCAATAGACGAACAGGGTGTGGCGGTCAATATCACAGGGCCACAGGAAATATGGTTGGTGAAACATATTGCCCGTGGCGTGAAAGCCCCAATCACAGAAACAGATAAGCGTGGCAACTCTAAAAAAGTGATGAAAACTTTTGTCGAATTTATGCGGGATACGATCCAAACCGAAGCCTATCAATTAAAAAAAGACCCGTTGCAGCGTGATAAAAACGGGGAGCCTATGACAGTTCCAACAAGCAATGCTGACCGTGCCGATGTATGGAGGTCGGTGTATAACGATTATAAAAAGGCGGCTGTCGTAGATTTTAAAGCGAAGTATCCAGCCGTGGCAGATCGTTTCCGCAGAATGCTGGAAATCAAAATATCGGAGCGTGCAGGGCATGATATTAAAATTAGAAACAATATACCGACGTTGAGGTAATAAATGACAATCACAACCACCACAGCAACCAGGCAATTCAACGGCGACAACTCAACCGTCGTGTTTGCATACAATTTTAAGATACTCGCAACAGGCGACATTGACGTATATCTTGGCACACCTGTTGGCGCTCCCACTACCTGGACGCAGCAGACTGAGACAACGCACTATTCAGTAAGTGGCGCAGGAGATGCAGGCGGCGGAAATATCACCTTTGTGACGGCTCCGCCGACAGGCACAGGCAATGTTTACCTTCGCCGAAAGACTGCGCAAACGCAATCCACCGATTACGTCGAGAATAGCGCATTCCCTGCCGACTCGCATGAGGCGGCTTTGGATCGCGTCACTATTCAAGTGCAAGAATTACAGGAAGAGGTTGACCGATGCTTTAAGCTCGGTGATCCATCAAGCCCTGTGCCTGATGCCGGGGCTGTTAACTTAACAGATGCCGTTGCCGCACGCGCAAGCAAGGTAGTGGCGTTTGACTCCAGTGGCGACCTGGCTTCTGACCAGGAGCTTGGCACACATCAGGGCAACTGGGCAACTTCTACAGCCTACGCTTTAAGAGATATTGTAAAAGATTCATCTAACAGTAATGTGTATATCTGCGTCACAGCGCATACATCAACAGGCTCTACGCCAATTTCATCAAACGCTGATGTAGCTAAGTGGACTTTAATTATTGATGCCGCGAGTGCAACTACCAGCGCCACAAATGCTGCTGCCTCGGCTGTCGCTGCTTTGGCATCCAAAGTTGCGGCGGCAAGTTCTGCAAGTGCTGCTTCAACTTCTGAGAGCAATGCTTCAACCTCGGCAAGTACAGCCTCTACTCAAGCAAGTAATGCCTCGACTTCGGCTACTAATGCTGCCACATCAGCTACAGCCGCGGCGGCCAGTTACGATAATTTCGATGATCGCTGGCTTGGGGATAAGGCTTCCGATCCTAGCGTTGACAATGATGGCAACTCCTTGCTTGATGGGGCCGCCTATTTCAACACGACTAATAATGTGTTGATGGTCTATGATCTCGGTGGGACAACCTGGAATCGTACTACTCCGACAAGCGCAGACCAAACTAAAATTAATACAGTAAGCGGTATCGCCTCAGATGTGACGGCAGTAGCTGGTAAAGCTACCGAGATAGGAAGACTTGGTACAGCCGATGCCGTTGCGGACATGGCGATACTAGGCACAGCCGATGTTGTGACTGACATGAATGTTCTCGCAACCGCAGATGTTGTAACCGATATGAACACGCTCGGAACCGCAGACGTTGTGGCCGACATGAACACACTCGGCACAGCGGACGTTGTAGCCGACATGAATACCCTCGGCACAGCGGATGTCGTAAATGATATGAATGTCCTTGGTACATCAGGGAATGTTACCAACATGAATACGTTGTCGGGCATCAGTGCGGATATTACAACCGTATCGGGAATATCTGCCAACGTCACAACGGTCGCGACTAATGTAGCTGACATTAATCGCTATTCAGATGAATATACGATTGCCTCATCAGCTCCTGGTTCTCCAAGTGAAGGTGATCTTTGGTACGATTCCACTAACAACGTGCTTAAAGT